GCCGACCCGATAGACGATCCGGGTGTAGCGGCGCAGGCCCAGCGGCGGGCAGGCCTGCAACAGCGCAACGCCTTGCGTGACGCTGGCGACCGGGAACACGGCGCCGACCAGCGCATCCGCAAAGGTGCTGTTGTCGGCCGAGTCCTGCAGGACGGCTTGCACGGTCGCGGATCCGCCGGAGGTCGCCGTGGTGTTGCACGTCACGTTGATCCACAGCTCGTCGTTGAGGCCGATGTCGGCCGACGCGGCACTGCCGGCGTCATAGACGTTGGTGGATGCGGTGTCGCCCGTGGAGGTGACCGCCTGCGCGATGCTGTACTTGGTGTTGAGGTCGAGCATACCCATGATGGTTCTCCTTAAACGACGCGGGCTTCGGTGGAAAGGATCTGGTCCACGGTGATGATCGGCGTCCCGAGGAACGTGATCGCGCCGCCCTGGATTCCGGTCCCTTGTCCGGCGGCATAGCCGGGAGCCACGGTGCCGTACTGATTGGCAGCATTGGCCACGGTCATGAAGCCCGCGGAGCGCTTCATTGCCAAAACGGCCATCTGACCCTTGGTGCCGCGGCTTGCCATGAAAAAGGCGTTGCCCATGCCCATGGACGGAATGCGCTGCATGGCCTGCGCCATCAGGTACGGCAGATACGTTGCGGCCGCATCGGCCTGGGTGCCGGTCATGTTCTTGAGGTCGGAAACATCAATGTTGGCGATCCGAACCGCATAACGCCAGTCCTTGACGTGCAGGCCGAACTTCCACTTCCACAGCTCTGCGTAGGCGCGGAAGCGGTCGTTGTTCTCGTCGAACGCGTCGATCTCGCCCAGGTCTTGCTGTTGCAGGCCGGCTTGAGAGCCCTTCGGGTAGATGCCGCTGACAGTGTTCTCGCCCGCAACAACAAGCCAAACAGACGTGTTGTCGGAGCCGGTGCCGCCCGCGTCAATGATGTTGGCGCCGGATTGGGCAGCCAAGCTGTTGTATCGCGGGGTAAGGCCGAGAATGCCGTCGGGGTTGGCCGAAGTGTCGCCGTAGATCAGTTGTTGGGAGAACGTCTGATTCATCGCCTCGATGAACGCCAGGCCTTCGGACAGTCGATAGGCAGCGGAGTTGCCGTTCAGATCGGCCAGGTCCTTGTCGATCTCGTTGCGGCCTTCAGCCAAGGCACACACATCCTCGATGGTGGCGCGGCCGGACTTGGACACCTTCACGCCGCGGTAAAAGCTGCGGAGCTGGACGGTGGGCAGGCCGGTGCGGACAACGCCCTTGTGACCGGTGGGCAGGTTGCCTTCGATGAACGGCAGATAGGTGATGATCTCGTTGCTCTGGTTGAGCAGTTCCGCGACCGTTGCGACTTTGCCATCAGGGCCGAAGCTCTTGGCGATGTCGATCAGCGTGTTACGGCCGGCGGATACAAGCGGCATTGTTGCCATGGTGCAGTCCTTTCAGATCAGGATTTCGGGGTGTTGTCGTACAGCGCGGAGAGCCGGTCAGCCGGCGACGGCGCGGCCTTGCCAGGGATGACCGAATCCGGGGAGATCGCCTTGCCTGCGCGCACAAACACGCGCAGAACTTCGGGGTGATTACCAAGGCCGGTGTCGTTCAAGAGCTTCGTGAATTCCGGAGTGGCGAACTTGTCCAGCGCCGTTTTCGCAATGGCCAGGTTTTCGTCGAGCTTTTCGCCGCCGAACTCCTTGTCAGCCCGCGCGGATTCAGCCCATTCCTGGGTCATGGACTGCAGCGCGGCTGCTTGGCGCTCGGCGATGGCCGGGGCCATCACGTCAAGCACCTTCTGCGCCTTGTCCTGCGGCAGGTTCAACTCCTTGGCGACTTCCGAGAACTTACCAATCACGCCGTCGTCGAGCACATGGCCCTCCGGCGGGGTGAATTCGTAGGCCTCTGGCGCGCCTTCCGGGGCTTCGGCGGGCTTCTCTTCCGGCTTGGCGGCAGGCTCGGCCCCCTGCTCCCCCTGGCCTGCAGCAGCCTGACCTTCCGCCGCGGGCGGATCAGTCAGCAGCGTGCTGGGTTCGGGTGCGGCGGGGGCTTCGTTCGTCGCTTCGGTCATGATCCAGGCTCTCCTTGAGCATCTCGATGTATCTGTCAGGGCAGTGCGTTTTCAAGTCGTCGATGATTCGCTGGCCCAGCCACTTGACGCCCTCCTTGAAGGCCATCGCGTGCGGGTTGAGGTCGAACGAAGACGCATCCACGGCGCTGCGCTTGAGCAGGTCGGCCACGAATCGCCGGCCTGCTTTGTTGCTCATGACCCGCTTCAGATCGTCGATCTCAACCCGACGGGCAGCCTCGGCGCGGTCAGGCTCTTCAGCTTCGGCCGGGTCCAGGGCTTCCATCGGGTCGTGCAGGTCCATGTGAGGCACGATACGGAGGGCGATTCGCGGCACGCGCACCCCAAAGAAAAGCCCGGCGCTTGGCCGGGCTGGGTGCTGCGCAGGACGGGGTTTAAGCCCCGGCCCTTCGGGGATTGGGTTATCCCCGCGCAACGGGGATTAGATTTTACGCGGCCGGCAGCATCCATAGATGCTCGGGCGTGATACGGCGCAGCGCGTCGGGCCGAAACAGATCCGTCCCGCCCTGCTGCGCCGCCCACGGGATCAGCTCGGAACACCACCACGCATCATCGTCTTGCCATTGCCGCTTGAGACCCAGCCCCAGCACGCCCCACAGATCATAGGGCTTGCCGATCTGCGAGCGTGCTGCGGCAATTGCAGCGGACTCGTCAGTGACGGGGATGTCAATGACAGTCCATCGCGGGTGAGTCTCAATCGCCCGAGCGAGCGACGACACCCGCACGCGCGGCCAAATGGCCTCGATGATCTCGTCGCCGTCAATGATCGCGGCGTGTGACCATCGGGACCATGTGACCGCACGGATGATCCGGCTGCCAAGCTTGTCGGTCGTGCAAAGTAGGACGCGCATGATTACGCACTCAGCTTAGACGCCGCAATGAACAGCGCATCAAGGGCTGCAGAGTCCAGCCCAAGAGCCGGGCCGAGCAGCGCCACGAATTGAGAGTCGCGGCGCACGGCGTTGCTGTACTCCCACTCAATGAGCGCGGCGGTTTTCGGCGGGTCGGGGAGCGCGTTGATAGCGGCATCGACTGCAGCAAGTTTGCCCGCCGCAAGGAGCGCGAGTCGGGCCTGACGCATAGTCACTTCTACCGGGACAGGCACCACGACAGCAGGCTCGGCGTCGTAGATTACCCAACTGTCACCAGCAAAAACCGCGCACTGCCCGTCAATCAGAGGCGGCGGAGCATCAGCGCGCACCCAATCGACTGGCAGGCCAGTTTCCGGCGCTACATCCAGCGTTGCGCCCGTCCAGACGCCGTTAGTTTTGATCTGATATGCAATCATGATTTACCCCACGAAAATGTGAGCGTAGCAGCCGGCCGGCGCCGTGATTTTTGGAACTGCGAAGTCTGTCAGTGGGTCGTACGTGCAGCCGTAGGCTGTCATGACGCGATTGCCCGTGCCAGTTGATCCGACTGTGACGATAATGGACAGCTCAGGCGACCATCGGGTAATGCGCCAGTCGTTATCCACGGCGCCTGTGCGCACTGTCCACGTAATGCCGTCGGGGCTGGTCATGACGCGATTACCCGTGCCTGAGCTAGCAACTGCCCAAAAGAGCCCCAGATCAGTAGTCCAGGTGACAGAGTTCCATGTGTTGTCTACTGCGCTGGTCCTGATAGTCCACGTAATGCCGTCCGGGCTGGTCATGACTCGGTTGCCAACGCCGGTACTAGCGACAGAGGCAAACAGCCCCAACTCAGTCGACCACACAACCGAGTTCCAACTGTTATCCGCCGCGCTGGTCCTGATAGTCCACGTGATGCCATCGGGACTTGTCATGACACGATTGCCGGTGCCCGAGTTTGCGACGGCAACAAGCAGCGATAGATCCGACGACCACGCTACAGACAGCCAGCCGTTGTCCGCGGCGCTAGCCCGAGCGGTCCAGACAATGCCATCGGGGCTTGTCATGACTCGATTGCTGTTGCCGGAGCTGGCGACGGCGACAAACAGCCCAAGCCCAGCGGCCCACGTAAT